CCTGTTATTTGGATACAATGCATACTGTCCATTCTCTAATTGTATGCAGTTATGACTCTTGTGCTCCTGTGGAACCTCACTCACATTATTATCTACGATATCTATATTCACATGGTAGTTATCTAGAGTAAACAGATACTGCCCGTGTATCAACCCGTGGTCTCTTGTACGGATCTCAGCATCCATAGAAGATATAAAACCTTTATTAATTGCCATCACCCCATAATCCATACAATTCCAAAATTGCAGATTCTCTAGACTCATATCGGGCGTCGGCGTTTTCGGTGCTCGGAGAAA